TTGTTGTAGATTCTTTGCCAGTAGTCAAAATTAAGGGCTCTTAAGTGAGTCAGGGGTTTTAGAAGTTCTAAGGAACTAGGTTGGACCCCAGAAGTTAAGACCTTTATAGATTATCCGATGTTCTTCATACCAAGCTTGGTTGCAGCAATCCCCAGAGGGTTGACTACTAAAGGTTCTCTATTGCCTAAACCCTAAATCTAAACCTATAATTATATATAACTTACCACTAAGGCTTATATGCAAAATCAGATGAACTTTGAGAAGGTAGCTATTGGCAGCCTTAGTTTTGATCCTACTAATGTGCGTAAGCATGACAAAAAGAACATTGAATCAATCAAGGCTAGTCTTAGGAAGTTCGGCCAACAAAAGCCCATAGTAGTTGACCGTAACAATATTGTCATAGCTGGCAATGGAACTATGGAGGCTGCTAAGGCAATTGGTATGACTGAAATTTATATAAGTCGGTCAGACCTACAAAACGCTGAGGCTCTCGCCTATGCAATTAGTGACAACCGAACAGCTGAGTTAGCCGAGTGGGACAAAGAGCCACTAGGAGCGCACTTGCAGGGCTTACAAGAGGATGGTTGGGACCTAGAAGATTTAGGCTTTCACCTTGATGATATAAAAGACCTAGATCTATTTGACCAGCCCGATGGCGGTAGTGTTGAGGGCGAGGACGATATACCAGATGTTGCACAAAATCTGCACAAGGTAGAGTTAGGTCAGATATGGCAATTAGGTGAGCACAGGCTTATGTGCGGTGATTCTACAGACAAAGAAACCGTTGATAAGCTTATGAATGGTGAGAAGGCCGATATGGTTTTTACTGACCCTCCTTACGGCATCAACGAACAAACAGATAGGGTATTTTCTGCTCGGAGCAGAGCGGCTAAAGCCAATACTTTTAATAAAATTATAGGCGACAACACAACAGACACCGCCCGCTTGGCGATAGAATTAATATTGGGCTTGCCTGCAAAGACCATAGTTATCTGGGGAGGCAATTTTTACTGTCACTCGCTGCCTGAAACCGGGAACTGGCTGGTTTGGGACAAAAGAGAAGAAGATAAAGAACGGGATTTTAATAGTGATTGCGAGCTAGCTTGGGTTCAATCTAAGTCTAAGTCTTGCAGAATATTCCGGCATAAATGGAAGGGCATGATTAAAGCTAGTGAACATGGTCAGGCTAGAGTGCATCCAACACAAAAACCCATAGCATTAGCCGAGTGGTGCTTTGGGCAGTATATGCCCGAAGCTAAGTCAGTCTTAGATCTATTCCTAGGCTCTGGCTCAACCCTAATTGCCTGCGAGAAAACCAACCGCAAGTGCTACGGCATGGAGCTAGACCCGCATTATTGTAGCGTGATAATACAAAGATATATTGATTTTACGGGCAAAGAAGCAAAGCTATTATAATAATGTTACAGTCTATAAAAACCATAAAAACATTAAGAGGTATTTAAAATGGGTAGACCAAGTGGTACTTTCGAATGGAAACCCTCAGAAAGAGATATAAAACAAATAGAATCATTATCAGGGCATGGTTTGTTAATATCTCACATAGCATCTATCTTCGGTGTATCAAAAGCTACCTTTGAACGGCGGCAAATTGACACACCTGAAATTAATGAGGCAATTAAGAGGGGTAAAGCCCTTGCCCTGTCTAGCGTTAGCCAGGTTGCCTATAAAATGGCTAGCAGTGGTAAGTCTGCTCCGATGACTCAGTTCTGGCTTAAGGTACGTGGTGGATGGTCTGAAGAACTAGCCCAGCGTGAATCTGTTTTTGAGAAACCTGCGACTGAGGACAGTTTAATTGCTGAAGAATCCGAAACAGATAAGAGCCTATAACGATACCGCTAGATTCCAATACTGGCTTGCTGGCAGGCGAGGAGGTAAGACCTATGCGATTACTCGCAGTATCAGGGACAAGGTCTTTGCATCGCCTCCTGGCTCAGAGATTGTTTACATTGGACCAACCAATCAACATGCTAAAGAACTAATATGGGAACCCTTAGAAGAGGTCTTTAGGCAAGCCAACTGGAAGTTTAAGGCCTACATCTCCAAGCAAAGGTTTGAACTTCCTGGCAAGCGCAAGGTGTATGTCTTAGGTGCCGAGAAAATAGACAGAATCAGAGGTCATGCTCTCTATCATGCTTTCTTAGATGAGTTAGCTTTTTTTGGAGTAAAGATTGAACCCTTGTGGAGAGCCCTAAGACCAACACTGTCTGATCTTAAGGGCGGAGCTACACTAGCAACAACCCCTGATGGTAAGGGCACAGAGGCCTACGACTTATGGATACAAGCACAAGCCTCTGATGACTGGTCAACTCACTTTTGGAAAACCTTAGATAATCCTTACATTGATAAAGAGGAAATCGAGGACGCTAAAAGAACCTTAGATGAGAAGTCATTCCTGCAAGAGTACGAAGCCGCATGGATGGCATTTGAAGGCCTAGCTTATTACTCATTTGATGAAAATATAAGCATTAAGAAACAACCTCCAATAAACCACAACCTACCTCTGAAGTTGTGCCTAGATTTCAATGTAAACCCAACTACCCTCCTACTAAGCCAGCGTGACGGACACCTTAACCGCTACCTTAAAGAGTATTCATTTAAAAATTCATCTACTGAGAAGACCATTGAAGCCTTTTGTGATGATCATAAGGAGTATAAGCACCTGCCTATAAAGATTAGGGGTGATGCTGCAGGTAACTCTCGTAATTCAGCTACAGGTTTTTCTGACTATAAATATGTAAAAGATATCTTATCTCTTAATGGCTTTACTCATGAAATGGACGTGCCTAACGCTAACCCTCCAGTGGTCGACAGGGTGAAGTTTGTTAACTCCTGGCTTAAACCCTACCAAGGAGAGCACAAGGTAGAGATTGATCCAAGCTGTGCTGATTTAATTAAAGATCTAGCATCTCAAGGACTGAAGGGTAGGCACCCGGATGACAAGAACAACATGGGACACAAAGCAGATGCCATGGGTTATGATATATACTGGGAAGAAATAAACGCTAAAACTAGAACCAAGTCATCCATCATACTTTAATCATACTTTGAAAGGTAGATTATGTTAGCTAACGATATACCTGAACTTGTTAATTACATTAAAAACTATGCCAATAGATTAGATAATTCTAAAGAGTTAATAGATATCTATGAAAATGACTTATTAAAGTATGTAGAGAGAATGCTCAAACATGAGATGGGTGAGCAGACCTTTGCACAAATAGTCACAAGAATACCTCCGATCAACATGGTTAAGAAAGTAGTTGATAAGCTATCTACGATCTATCAATCAGGTGTTTTGCGTAAAGTCGTGGACGGCACTGACTCAGATCAAGAACTACTTGATTACTACATTGATCAGTTTGATATGAATTCCAAGATGAACCAAGGCAATGAGTTCTTTAATCTCGATAGATACAATCTAATGATGCCTTTTTTGGATGATGAGAACCAAAAGCCTGCACTTAGAGCAGTACCTAATGACAAGTTCTTAGTGTACTCAGACAACCAAATAAATCCAATGACTGCCACTCACGTACTAATGATGCTTAAAAAGAGTAAAAGCATTAACTCCAAAAAAGCAGATGTGCAGTGCTGGATGGTGTGGACAAAAGAAGAGATAACGATATTCGATGAAGAGGGCAATCAAAGGTCTGATTTATACTTTGAGGGTATGGATGGTACTAACCCTTATGGCGTACTGCCATTTCAATACTATAACTCTTCTCAAAACTTCCTAGTCCCTCCTGCAGATAGTGACACAAAAAGAATGGCTATACTAATGCCAGCACAGTTTGCTGATCTAAACTACGCTGCTAAGTTTCAATCCTTTAGCTCTATCTTTGCCTTTAATATCGATCAGGAGACTTGGACACTAGCTCCTAACGCTATCCATTTTATAGATGATAAGCCAGGTAGGGGGGCTGCTAAGGTAGAAGTAGTTAAGCCAACAGTAGATATCACAGAAGTAACACAGCTAATTGTTACACAGCTATCAATGTACCTGAATTCAAGAGGAATCAAGCCAGGATCTATTGGAGATATTACGACTCAAAACTTAGCCAGTGGAATATCTAAGATCATTGATGAAGCCGATACCTCCGAGCTAAAGACTATGCAATCTGCAGTCTATGCTAGAGGTGAGGTTAGCTTTTGGAACAAAGTCTTAAGGCATATGCACCCTAGTTGGATTAACCAGATCAATGCTCCTAAGAACCTTTTGTCTCCTAATGCTCGTATTGAGGTTACATTTCCTCCACAAAAGCCAATGGTAGATAGGGGTACACTAGTAACCACTGCAGTTAACGAGATGAATAACGGACTTAAATCCAGAAAGACGGTCATGGAGGAACTGAATCCTGACTGGTCACTAGATAGGATTGATGAAGAGATCAAGTTAATGGATTCTTTTGGAGTAGAAGAACTTGGCTAAACAGCAAAAAATAGTAATCAAGGTACCTAAAGATCTAGGTCCTTCTGAACGTATTGAACTGTCTGAAGACATCATTGACTTCATTAGGCTTAGGACACAAAACGGCACTGGCTATCGTCCTGCTACCGGTAGGAACTATGGACTCTCAACTAAGCCTTATACTAAGCAGTATGCAAAAAAGAAGGGGAGCACTGATGTAGATCTAACCCTGAGCACCGAGATGCTAGAGAGCATACAGCTATTAAGTCAAAAGTCCGGATCTATCACTGTCGGCTATGAGAAGGGATCTCGCATCAACGGTAAGGTTGAGGGTAACCAGATCGGCTCCTATGGCAGGTCAGCAAACCCCAAAAAAGCCAGACCATTCTTAGGCATATCAAACAAAGACCTTGAAACCCTAATGGATGCACTAGATGACAGCAATTAATGACATAACAAAAGTAGTTAATAAGCTGCAGCAAAACTTCTCAAGGCCTCTGACTCTTAGTGAACTACGCAAGGTAGGAAGCACTGCTCTTGGCCTACTATTAGCAAGAACCAAGTCAGGCTTTGGAGTGCCCAATTCAGGAGGCAGTAAAAGAAAGCTTAAGCCACTGTCAGGCGGCTACATTAAATTTAGGCGAAGATTTGCCAGACTTTCCTCTGATACCAGTCCTTCTAAGTCAAACCTAACTTTGACTGGTCAGATGCTAGCAGCTACTAAAGTAACCAGCGTAAAGGCAGGCACAGGAGGTAAGGCACAGATACTAATTAATCCTACAGGCATTAAGAATCAGAAGAAAGCAGACTGGCAAAGACAGCATGGAAGGGTGTACTTAAATCTTTCAAAGACAGAGATAGCAAGCGTTACGCAGCAGATAAGCGATTACATTAAGTCTAGTGTAAAGCGCAGTTGACATATAACCACTAATTAAAGGTATAATTATGACAGAACAGCAAAACTCCAGTGGAGACTTAGAACTAAATCCTGCGGATGATTCTAAGGAACAAAAAGTATCCTATGAAACTCACAGAAAACTTCTCGGCGAGAAGAAACGAGTTCAAGAGGAAAGAGATAGTTTAAAGTCTGAAAAAGAGGCATTTGAATTAGAGAAACTAGAACAAGATGGCAAGCTAAATGAGCAGCTAGAGTTCTATAAATCTAAGAACAAAGAGGCACTGACTCAGGTAGAAGAACTAAATCTTAAACTTAGTGGCGAACAAGATAAATGGAATACTGCAAGAAAGCTTAATGCTTTTAAAGATGCACTTCCTGGACAACTTGTTAGTTCAAAGTTCCTAGTGCATGTCCCAGTAGATGATATTCTACTAGATCCTGAGACTGGTGAACCCGATGCTAACTCTGTCAAAAAAGCCGTTGACTACTTTCAGCAAGAATTTTCTGAAGTAATCAGGCCTAAGACTGTCTCAACTTCTCCCAATAAGTACCCTCAAGGATCAAGTTCTGGAAAACTTACTTTAGATGAATGGAAAAAACTTCCATACGAAGAGCGCTTAAAGCGTAAGTCAGAAATAACAAGAACCTAGGAGAAGAACATGGCATTAACAGAATTAGAAAATGTAGTCAGTGCAATTAGTGAAACATGGCCATCGCTATTTGTTGAAGAACTAAAATCACAGCATCCACTAGTATCTTTAATTGATCGCTCTTATGATGCTGAGTTCGGTCAAGGCAATGATAGAGCGCACATCAATAGCTATGATGTAAAGACAGGACAGCTATTAACTATTAGCCGCACTGCTGCAAGTGATGATGCTTGTTCATTTGTTCCTGTAGCTCAAACACTTAGCACAGTTGATCTAATCATCGACAAGCGTGCTGTTTCTAGTCGTGAGTTTTGTGACACTGTAGAGCTTTTGTCTAAGGTTAATCCTAATGACGACATGCTTCGCCAAACAATGGCATACGAAGTAGCTGAACAAATTAACAACCATTTGTACACTATCGTGCCTGCTGCTGAAGACGTAGTTGCTGCCACAATGACTGCTGCGACACTAACTGAACTTGGACGCATAGCGGATGTAGCTAACCTTCCAATGATGAATCGCTGGCTTTTGGTAAGTCCTGGTTACTATCAAGACCTTTTAAATGCACAGACTTTAGTGTCTGTTGATTCAGTTGGCTCTGCTGACCGGCCGCAAATCGGTGGACGCTTTGTTCAGCAGCGTTTCGGTTGGAACATTGTTATGGATAACTCTGCAGGTATGAATGCAGCTTCAAGAGTATCAGGCGAGAAAATAGCAATAGCTTTTGTTCCTGACTTTGCTTACTGGGCATCTCCAAGAAGCCAATTTAAAATCTCTGATACTCATAGCGCACTTAAGTTTGGAACTGTGATGTCTGCTGATACCGTATTCGGAGCAGCTTTAGGCATAGCAGGAGCAACTAAAGTAATTAAGGTAGCACAAACAGTTACACCTTAAGGTTTGAATGTTTAATCAGAACAAAAATATAGGGGTGATCAGGGCTAATAGTCCTGAAACCCTCGCTATGATCATCGGTAGAATCGGTGGACCGTTTGAGCTACTAGGCTTTGGCAATGACCAGGCCGGTGCTTTTACGTACTACCGCACTACTGATGGCATGAAACAAAGAGTGCTTAAAGAGATTGCTGTATTGAGTTCTTTCGGTGGTGAGAACAATGAGCAGGGTGACGACCTTAAAACCCTTTGATCCCTGCTTTTACTTGAGGAATGTATGATTAGTGATAACTTAAGCGTAAGAGAATTCGATAAGTTTGTTGAGTGTGAAGGTAAACCAGCTATAAGAACTATCGACTGCTCCGGCATGCTACCTTCTGGCTTTAATTACATTCAAAAGAATCCCACAACTACTACTGATGTATTTACTTATAAAAGTGGAGGCAGTTCCGGGGACATTGTAGGCATTATAACTGTAACTTATACAAGTGTAACAAAGTCTGAAATACTATCAGTGGAGCGAACGTGACTATATCTTACTCATTCAATCCCTTTACTGGCAATTTAGATGTTGAAAAGGGGGCTGCAGTACCGAGCATAGTTGATGCTGCTAAAATACTAGTAGATAGCGGCTTTGCAGGGGAAAACATATCAGCATTGCAATTGGTTTACTTGTCTGACCCTAATACGTTTATGATAGCTGATAATGATACTTATTCTACTGCAGTTTGTGCAGGGATTGCTTTGAATGCAGCGAATACAGGTAGCGCAATTGATGTTCAGTTATTCGGTAGGCATGAGGATCCTTTTTGGGGATTCACACTTAATGAACCTTTGTTCTTGAGTGACATAACACCGGGATCTGTTATTCAGACTGAACCAACAAATAATAATCTAGTAAGAATCGGTAGTTCTTTGGGTAGTGGTGCTATATTTATTGACATCGAAGATCCAGTCATACTCTAAAGGGAGAAATATAATGGCTAATAGGTATAAAACGTTAATAGCAGGCAAAGATAACATGGTAGAGGCAACCGTTGTTTCAACAGGAGCTGGTGAAGCGGGTGATATTATCGCTCTCGATGGCTCTGGTAAGATCGACGTATCAATATTGCCAACAGGCGTGGGACCAGATACTAAATCGATGGTTACTTCTGAAAGTATCGGGGCTGGTGATTACGTAAACATATTTGACGTTGCGAGTGTACCAACAGCACGTTTAGCTGATAACTCAAACGGACGTGAAGCACATGGGTTTGTATTAACAGCGACTACTTCACCAGCATCAACGACTATTTATTTTGAGGGAGCAAACACAGCCCTCACTCGCTTAACTGCTGGCACAAGAATGTATTTGGACACTGCTGGCGGAGCAACCGCAACGCCATTAGATCCGGCTACAAACGTTGGTAGCTTGCATCAATTGCTAGGCACTGCCTGCGATGCAACTTCTATCCAAACCGATATTGATGACTGTGTATTGCTTTAATGGCTAAAGTTCTTACATTAGAAGACGGCAAAAAGAAAATGATAACCCCAGTTCACTCTGGGTTAATCCTTGATGATGGCACTAACCCTCATGCAACCACTAAATCTGATGTAGGACTCAGTAACGTACCTAATATTGATGCAACCTTAAGAGCTAACCATACTGGAACTCAGTCTGTTGCTACTATTACAGGCCTATCAGCAGTAGCAACAAGTGGTGATCATGTAGACCTATCAAACATAGGAACCAACACCCATGCTCAAGTTGACAGTCATATAGCAAGCACATCAAACCCTCATGCCGTAACTATTACTCAATCAATTACAGCAGATCCGGGGACTGATATTACGGTATCTGAACTAGAGGAGCTATCTAATAACTCGGTTACTAGCTTACATAGACACCCTGCTTTTGTTGCCACTAAAGTATCTGATGATGTTGGTAGCATTGGTATTAACGATACAGAAACATTAACGACATACCTATCACTTACATTCACCGCGCCTGTTGCGGGAACTTACGCTGTTTCATTCTCATATGAATGGTCCCTTAATACTGCTTCTGATGATTTTGTAGGCGAATGTAGAGTGAATGGTTCTTCTGTGAGGGATCATATTCAAGAGCCTAAAGATTCTGGAGGCAATGGGGTAGTATTAAGTCAAGTAGGCGGAGGCACAGAAGATTCAGGTACAGATCAAAGGTATGACTTCAGCCCTAGGATACCAGTAGTTCTGGCTGCAGGTTCTAACACTGTAGATATTCGGTGGGCTTGCAATGATTCTGGCGATATAGCAACAATATATAGAGGCTCAATCATAGTGGAGAGACTTATATAATGGAAATTAATCAATTTAAAATATTTGATATAGTCTCTAGCCACAAAGATGATGCTAGCTATTGGCATATAGACTTTAAAAGAGATCTAAAGCCAGATAAGGCACTATCAAAAACAGTAACCTTCGCAATTAATGGCAGGCCGCAAGCTTCTACTTACACCTATAATGGCGTAGAAATGGCTAGGATTAGATGGACATTCACTAACTTCCCTAATTCATTCTTGATGATGACAAGAAGAGAAGAGATCTCCTATGTACTTCTCGACGGGACAGATGGGCCTTGGTTTCTTAAGGATGATCAAACATATAATCTTGATGACACATCGCATAGGGACAAAGTTCTTAATGAGCGCGTTCTTGGTAGAAAGTTTGTACTTAACGATATTAAGGGCATTGTTATGGCTGCTTTAAAAGATATCTATGTGGACAAGTCAGAAGACGAGATAACAGAGATGGGCGGTTTATTTTGGGAGATTCATTCATCTACTCTTAGTTCTTTTGTTGATACAGGTTCTAAATTAATAGTAACAGCGATCGGATTAGATGAAACAACAATATGGCTATCAGACTTAATAGCACCGGGCATTACAATTGGCCAGTATATGCAATCAAAACTAAGCTTTTAAGGGGACAAAATGATAAGCAGTGAAACACAAAGAATACTCTATAAGATTAATACTGCTTCTGCTTTGGTAGATGCTAGTGATGACCTAAATAACTTTAGAGATGGCAGTGTCACATTGGCTATGGAATCTACTGGCTTTATTTATATCGGACAATACTTACCATTCGTATCAAGGTTCTTTGATCTTGAAACATTCAACGCAAGCACTGCCTCACTTGAAATAGATTACTGGTCAGGTACAGAGTGGAAAAATACAGTTGATAGAAGAGACAGAACAGTAGTCACTGGCAATACTTTAGGACGATCGGGTTACCTTCATTGGAGACTTAACCGTTATGACACTAACTGGACTAACCAATGTGATTCAAAGAATGTTTCGGGACTAGAAAGTGGACCTCAGATATTTGATTATTACTGGTTAAGGCTAAGTCCTACTGCAGATATTGATTCACTTACCATTAACCATATCGGCAATCTGTTCTCGACCGATGGTGAGATGTATTCTTTTTACCCTGCACTAGATAATCAAGTGACTAGGGATCAATGGAAGCGCTCGGCACCAGGAACTAAAACCAGTTGGCTTGAGCAAGGCCTTATGTCTGCTGAGTTTATAATTAGAGATCTAAAGACTAGAAATATTATCTTAGAGGACGGTCAGATATTTGATGTTAGTAAGTTCAACTTATGCTCAATTCATAAGCAGGCTAACATCATCTATACAGGATTAGGTAGAGGGTTTAAAGACCAGCAGGATGCAACACACACAGCCTATGATGATGCTATGAAGCTAGAACGCCTGAACATTGATAAGGCTGCTGATGGGGTTCTTCGAGGACGTGAGAGACTAATTAGAACGGGGTTTGCAAACAGATGATAAGCAACTGGTCAAATGTACTAACTGAGTTAAGAGCTAAGACTGAATCTAGTATCGGTGCTGGTTCAATTGACCCTTACTACTGCGAGATTCCGGAGGGTGCAAACCTAAATGATTCTGCAGATCTTTACATGACTCAAGGGTTTGTGTGGGAACTTAACGAAGCCGATCTTGCTGGGGATAACTTTAATAACCTAAGAGTGCAGCAAAGAAGTTTATCACTTATAATAACCAGAGAGATTAACATTAATTCAACTAATACTTCTGGCTTTGCGACTCTTAAGACCGAGATGCTGGCTCATGCTGAATTAGTGAGGTTACAAATAGCAGGCGATAGGCAGTTAAATCAAAAGGCAATTGATGCCTATTGGATATCAGATTCAGGTATAAATGAGATAACAGATCCTAATCCAGAAAACCCAGGTGCCAGATATTACGTATTAGCCTCTGAGTATTTGGTTAAGATAGAAGTAAGCGATTGTTAATTTAAATAGGAGGCCGACATGGCAATTTCGACACGCTCTGACGCAGCAGCGATTAAAAAAGAAGTGACAGAAGGTACTCCTGTAGTACCAGCAGCAGGTACTGATTTTATAGCCGTACAAGAAGGCTTTAGTATCTCTACTACCTTTGAAACCCTAACCAATGCAGAGAAGACTGGTACTATCGGTTCATCTGCTCCTGAACAAGGCAAAGAGAATACCGCTATTACTCTTGAGCATTATGCAAGGGGTTCAGGCGTAGAAGGTCAAGCGCCTAACTACGGTGTTCTTCTTGAATCTGCTTTTGGATCAACAACTGTAGTAGCTACTGAAAGAAATACAATAGCTGCATCTACAACCTCAGTACTTAAAGTTGATACTGGTGAAGGCGTAGAGTTCCCTCGCGGTAGACCAGTACTAGTAAAAGATCCTTTGGCTACTCATTCGGTACGCTGGGTTTCAGATGTTGCTACTGACGACCTAACAATGAACTTTAATTTAGATGCTGCGCCTGCAACAGGAGTAGAACTGGGCTTGCCTGTATACTATCTACCAACAAATGATGGTCACCCGACTACTACTGTTTGGGGTTATAAAGGCAATGTTGCAAACGGTGTAGTTCAAATGGCTTCTGGCTGTAGAGTTGGAGGACTAACTATCTCGGCAGCAGCAGCAGAATATATCAATGCCTCATACGAGATGGTTGGCCTTAATGGTTTTTACAATCCTATGCTAGTAACTGCAGCAAGGTTTTTAGACTTTACTTCTGATAACGGTACCTTTGCAGCAGCGATTAATTCTAAGTGGTATAAAGACCCGATGGATGTTGCAGAGGCAATGACCTTAGCTATGAATGCTGCAGATCCTTTAGAGACATACCTAGTTGAGTATAATAACAACACAGGCAAGTTTGTAATTAGTTCATCTACATCTACAGTTCTTGATCTACTTTGGGCATCGGGTGCTAATGCTGCGAATACTATCGGATCGCTACTAGGCTTTGATGTAGGCGCAGATGATGTTGGAGCTATTACTTATACAGCAGATAATGCTAAAGACTGGTCGGCTCCTTACACTCCTGTATTTGATGATGCAAGCCCTGCAGTAGCGCGTTCAAATAAAGTTACCTTTGGAGATCCAGAGGACAATGTTTGTTTTGATGTGACTAGTATATCAGCATCTCTTACCAATTCAATTATCGACATTGATAGCTTTTGTGCCGAGACAGGTAGATCAGCTACAGCAATTAGCTCAAGAGAAGACGCTATTACTCTTACTGCTTTTGTTGAGAACTACGATGTTAAGAAGTGGCACAAGTATCACAAGAATTCCGATGTAGGTTTTATGTGGACTTGGGGTGACAAGGATTCTGCTGGTAACTGGATTCCCGGCAAGACAATGAGCCTTTGGATACCGCAAGCAAAGATATCTGAGTTTGTTCTTGATGAACAAGATTCAATTCTAATAGTTAATATGACGCTAACTCCTTATGTAAAAAATGGACAAGGCGAAATATATCTAGGTCAACTGTAATCACCACACCGAAGGAGCAAGTTATGGAAGTTATTCAAGTAGGACCAGGCAAAGAGTTCGACACTATCTTTGTAGGTACAATTAGTAAGAAGAAAATGAAGCGCAAAGAGGGTTTTAGGATAGCTGCAGGTATTCAAAAGTCTTTAGAAGTTGATGCCTTTGAGGGAATCATAGCGATGTTTGAAACACTGGATAAGGTATATCCAAAGATCAATATTGCGTACGAAGGTGTTATGTACACTAGTATTGAGGATCTATATGAGACGACTGAAGGCGAAGAACTTGTAAATAAGTGTCTAATACCGAGGGTAAGTGGCGCTGTATCCTTGTCAAAAAACTAAAGGCGGCTATAAGAGTTAGCTGCTCTTCAATAGTTATGAGTAACATCGTACCTGATAACGGAGCAGTTAGCTTTATAGCCCTTTACTTTAGAAGGAAGAGACTTGTTAGCCTTGGGATTAAAGAGAAAGTTTCTAAGTTTGAAACAGAGGTTCTTTTATACATCGACTCTCAGATTGATAGCTTTAGAGCCAAACTAAAAAAGTGAGATTAAATGGCTAAAGACGATGTAACAATTGGTATTGGGGTAGATTCGGCGAAGGCTGTCAAGTCTCTTAAAGGCTTTGGCAAGTCATCTAAATCGGTTCTTAAATCAATTACTGATTCAGTCTTTAGCCTGAAGGGTGCTTTTGCTGGTGTGGCTGCAGGGCTTGCAGCAGGTGCTCTAATCAAGGGTATCAAAACTGTAACTGCGGCCGCATCAAGGCAACAAGATGCTATAAACAGTTTAAACACTGCTCTTAAAATCTCTGGTGAGTTCTCAGAAGAGGCATCTCAGGGACTACAAGATTATGCCTCTAGCCTCCAACGGGCTACTAGGTTTGGCGATGAGGCGATACTAGAGCAGCTTGCACTAGCTAAAGCCTATGGTGCTACTAACGAGCAAGCTAAAGAACTAGTAACTGCTGCAACAGAACTATCGGCTGCTACAGGTAAATCACTAGAAGAATCTACACTTAGGATTGCTAAGACCCTAGGCGGTGTTGCTGGTAGACTAGGTGAAGTTAATTCAAAGATTAAAGACCTAACTGTTGCGCAGCTACAAGCAGGTGGTGCGGCTAAGATCCTTATAGCTCAATATGGCGGCTCTGCAGCAGCGCAAATCAATACATTTAGTGGTGCACTAGAGCAGTCATCTAATGCTTTTGGGGATCTGCTAGAAAGTTTAGGAGCAACTATAATTAAAAACCCATCTGTTGTAAGAGCTATCAAGGCTTTGACAGCAGGGTTTGAGTTCCTAATTGAGCAAGTAGAATTAAATAAAGTTGCTATCGGTGAGGTTGTAACTCAGATCACAGATGGTTTAATTAGTGCATTTGACTTAGCTGTAGCCTCAGTTAAGCAGGCTGTATTCTTCTTTAAAGAGTATCAAACAATTATCACAGGACTACCTAGACTAATCTTTCAAACCACTGCAGCGATACTTGCGCTTAATGGAGCTATCACACTATATAGCGCAGTAAAGGGATTAGGTGCTCTAGCATCTTTAAAAGACTTTGGAGCGGCTATTGTCCTACTTGGAAGTGCAGCTAAAAAGGCTGTTATAGCGGTAGGTCTTTTAGCAGGCAAAGCCTTACTACTGGCCTTAGGGTTAGCAGCAGCAGCGGGATCGGTAGATCTACTGATAAGAAACTTTGGTCTTTTACTGCCTGCAATGTCTCAAGCTTTTAATCTTACCGAGATAACAAGGCTTGAAAATAAATTAAAAGACATTAACGACCTAATCAAAACAGGTGTTAGTTCTGGACGTGGCTCTGGTCCTAGTTCCAATGGTTTTTCAACTGGTATAAATAAAAGTGCTGAAGCTGTAAAAAGGCTAACACTAGAGCAGATAAAACTTACTGAAGAACTAAGATTGCTTAGAGGAGAATCCGAAACAACAGGTAAAAAGCTTAGAGAAGAGTTCGATTCTGGCTTCATTGGAGACTTAATAGATAAGTTTAAGGACTTTAAAAAGGAAGTAGCTGAACCTGTAACTGTAGAACTTAAGACTAAGGGCGATAGCCCTAAGCCAAAAGTAGCAGAGGATGTTGAGACAGACTTAAAGAAGTCCTTTATTGCAGGCGGAGTTATACTTGCAAACGGCTTAAAAAAAGGAGCCGAGGGCGCTAAAGATGTAATTATAGGCGGCGTAGGATTAATAGTAGATACTTTGTTCCCTGGCTTTGGAGCGCTAGCATCCTCAATACTAGACCTACTATCAGATCCAAAAGCTATATCTGGTTTGGTTGCTGCCTTTGCTTCTGAACTTCCAAAGATCCTAGTAGCCATCGGGGATTCAATACCTCTATTAATTGAGGCACTCATTTCTAACCTTGATGAGCTAATTATAGGCCTAGTAAAAGCAGGACCAGCCATTATTCAGGCACT